CGAGTAGTTTATTCCGGCTTGAGATACCCGGTAATTTTTCTGAGATATTTTTTGCTTCCGCAAGATTTTTTGCTGTTTGCGAGCCTTGCAGCTCGATAGTTGAACGGCCCATTGCTACAGCAAGAGCCGTGCCGGATCCTTTTGATGCTCCTTCCACGCCGGCCGCGCCGACGTTCTCCATGCGGGCCATTGCCCCTGCAGGAGTAGATGCATCGAACTTGCCAGCAAGTATCGGATTTATTCCGGCTAATTTAAGGTCTTTCATACGCCTTTGAATGGCTGAACCGCTCATGCGTTCTTGAAAGTCCATTTGTTTTTGTGCCATTGCCAGATTGGCTTTGTTCGCTTTGTCCTGTCCTCGAGCCGAGAACAGTCCGCCGATGATTGCGCCTCCTAGCGATCCGAGGGGTCCAAGAATCCCCCCGGCCGCGGCGCTTTTTATTGCATGACTACCATGCATCGGCATTACAAGCGATCCAGATTGCCCGGGATGCCATAAACAGGCATCGGGCGTGCAGCTTTAATATCAAAGTAAAAGTCTGCTATGAAGTGAGGTTCCGTGCTGACCGCGACTGCGCGGTCCAGCGGTACGCCAAGATTGGCGGTTATGAATGATGAGCCGAGAGTCGGCAGAGTTCCGAAATCTTCTGATAGATGCCAAGACGCAAGCGTACTTGCTGCATCCGGCCGCATGAGACCGGAGAGACGCGAGTTCATAAATCGATACTCGCCATATCTCTCCTGATAACCGAAAACGAGATCATCGTTTGCGGTGTCATCGGTCCAGATTTCTTTATTGAGTACGGCCTGCTCCCCGATTCCCGATAGGACCGGATAGAAGAAGTCATACCGTGTGGATTTGCTCCACATCCGGTCGAGGCCCTGAGAGTAAGTTAGATCGGCACGAATATTTGCTAGTCCGATAAGCACGCCGTGTTCCACAAATGATTTTGACCATGAGTGCGTGCCGGACACTGTGCCGATACCAGCCAGTTTGCCCAGGTGGTCGCCTTCGACTGGTGTTGTTTGCGCAGATTGCTGCGGTGTTGGTGTTACGTTTATTGGGGTCGATCCTCCCCCTAGGAATTCCGCGCGTTGCAGACGGAAATCGGGTGAGGTTACGCCCCAATGTGCTTTGAGCGTTTCGACATAACGCGTTCCCGCTCGCGCATCGCGTTCGAGCAGTCTTTGAGTTTGGAACGCAAGTCTTATGTCGTTAATTGAGGCGGCCGTCGCAGCGCTTAAGTCCGCTCTTATATTTGGGTGCTCGAGGTTTAATGGATCTTCTTCCATCACGATAATATCGCCGTCGAGCGCTGATGTTGTGGAAAACAGATATGTTTGTCCGGTGTTGTCGGTTTCATCGACAACTAGATTTGCAGTTGGGAAGGTGTCCGTCTGTAAGATACCGATACCGGTAATTGGTGCGCTTGTCCCAAGCGGTAAGGACACCGAAGTCCCTTTCTGCGGGGCCGGTAGACAGCTAGTGAAGTAATCGAAACGCTTACCGCGTTTCAGTGGGACGTCTGCGTAGCCCGCCCACGTATTGCTGTCTGGCCCGTTTGTAATTTGCATTTGAACAGAGTTCTGCAGGTTCTCGTCGCGATACCAGTCGTTATATATTTTTCGGTATGCGCGAAACGGGAGTGCGCTCACATTTGTTGCGCTAGTGTCGAGTCCGACAACAAGGCCCATGTAATCGCCAAGATCGCCCACCACCATAGCGGTACCCCCGCTTAATACGGGGATCGTGAAGGCAATACTTGCGCCCGGGTCGTCCTGGGCGCCGTGGAACTTTTCAAAGTTTGACCACAGCAGCCGATAAGGAACGAAGAACCAGTGAGTTTCACAGTACATGTTATCCATGATTGGGTGAAGCGGTGTTGCCAAGCGCATGAAGAACGATGCGCGAAGATTCCAGGTGTCCCCAGGAATAATATCGGCAACCAGTATTGGCACCAGGAAATCCACATCCAGTGTGCTTTTAAGTCCATGAGAGAGATTGAAGCTCGAGCGCGGAATATCCGCGCGTGGCACTTGTGAGAATTGATGTTGTGATTTCATTGAGTAAGTCCTGGTGATGTTGGTGTATCAAACGGTAATTCTAAATTATCCCGTTTGATGTTCCGTCCTTTTGAGACGGTTTCGAGTGCTGTTACCAGACACTCATTATTTTCGTCCACAAAGTGGCCGTTTGTATCGTCGAATACGCCGATACGGAAGAGTGAGTAATCTTCTGGGTGTTTTCCTATCGGATGTTCTGCGTCCTCCGCGATATCGCTAAAGCTCCGCATTGCTTCTGCATCTGATTGTGTAAAGAAGGGCCTCGAGTAAAGGCCCGATGCAGTATCGAAGATTGAATAGATATTAAGTTTCATTAGATTGCCCTCTGTTGTTGAGATTGCCGCGCTCGCGCGCAGATATATTTATCTTTTAATCTCTCGGGACTGAATTCGTCCCGGTGTTTTGCGATCCAGATTTGACGTTCGTTTTTAACCAGTTCAAATAAACCTGGATCAGATATTTTGAGTTTTTTTTCATAGTACCGTGGTACTTTTTTGATGACGCCCTTTCCGGGCACAGGCGTTTCGTCAGACGGGAAGAAATCACTTTTGTATTGTTCATAGAATTTTTCTCCGATCCCGGGCTTTAGAGACATCGTGACGTAAGGGGGTTTAACCCATATGGCTTCGCCATTTTCGTCGTTCCGCAGATATGTTTCATCTGCTTGATTGCCGGTAACCTTTTTAAGGATATACCCGGCTGTGTATGAAGCCGTCTCAAAGTTGAGTTCGCCGATCGTGCAGAAGCCGTACGGCCATAGCTTTTGTAATGTTGGGCTTTCATAAGAGGTAATGCCTTCTTCCTGCTGATAGACCTCCTGGTCATCGAATGAGCAGTTGAATAGACAGGCATGATAGTGAGGTCGGAGATTTTCATCTCCATATTCGCCGCAATGAAAGTATCGGATTGTCTGATACGGGGAGATAAACTCCCCGTCTGCATCCGTTGGATTGAAGTGGCGGCGTAAGCGTTTGATAAAGTTTTTGAAGTGGTGGTAGTTGAGAGAATAGTCGGCAGGTACATGATATCTTTTTTGTAATTGTTTTGTGTTGCATTCCGATTTGCTCCGATAAGTGAAGGTAACGAAGCAATTGCCGAACTGATCTTTGTGCAGATGACTCTCGTGGACGATTCGCATAGCCCACATGAGAGTCCGATCAAGACGGCAGCCAAGACACTGGCCGCAAGCAACTTCCATTTTGCCGATCGTATAGCTGGACCTTTTGAAAACCAGCGCGCCACTTGAGTCTTGATACCCTTTAAGTGGTGAATAGCAAACCACTAAAGGCGGATGCCGCCGCGTGAATTGCCTGCTCGCATGTTTTTCGGATGAGATCCAGAGTTTCGCGAGAAGTTCCTTCGCGATTTTTTTCTCGATATTTTATGTCGTCGTCGCATTGCTTTCTTCCTCATAGGCGAACCCACAGAGTTCTGCCAGATTTCGAGAGTTTTCAGAGATTGTTGAGGGTGTTGAGTTCAGATTCACGTATGAACTGTCTCCGTCAACCCCGCATTGAAGCGAAGTGACGGAACAGCCCAGGGACGCCAGAAGAAGGCATACCAGCGTGAATATGAATAGAGCTCTCATAATGTATTTGAACATATCTTCGCTCTTTTTTAGTTTTTTTGCTAGGTGTTTTGTGTCACCTAGCCAGTACAGTATCAAGTAACGGGCTGTACTGGAGCCGGAGGCGGCTCTGGAGGCGCCTCAGGCGCCTTTTTACCTTCCTTCGGAAGAGGTGTATCCGCCGCTTCTTTAGCGGCTACTACGTCCGCAGGTTCCACCTGCGAGACTGAGAGATTTTGTCGTCCCGGGGCGGCCAAGGCCGGTAGTAGCTCGCTCAAGCGATCTACATTTGCCGGGTCGTTTACGTATTTGAAGAATTGCGCAGGAGATTGATTGAACTCGCTGCGTAGCTCGACAGGGAGGTCTGCGAATATTTGACCGCCCTGGGCGAGCATGATTTGAGTATTTAGAAAGTCGAAGTTACTAAAGTCCGCATAGCGGCCTTCGTGCTTTGCTAGATGAGATATCGTGCCCGATTTTTGGGCACGTTTTAAGATGACGTTGATGTCCGTTTCGTCTTTGAACGATTGCTTTGTTCGGCCATCCGTGTATTTGGGTTGTTCAGTTCCTAACATTGACATGATGAGGTTCCTTTCGTTATTTCCTTCGTGTCCGCTCCCGTAGGTGCGGACTCAGGGATGTGACCGACCTAAGGTCGGTTATTTCCTTTTCCATGTGGGTCCGTGTTTGCCGATCCGGCCCACGTTCGTTGGTGGATTGGGATGTATATTTGGCGTGATCTGATCGTTTATGAATATAGAGATATCGTCGCGCATTGTTCGAAAGCTGGCAGCGCTATTGCCCATTTTTTCCATTGCATTAGTGATTGGGCCTGTTGCTTGCCTGATTTTCTCTTTTATTAGCGCGGCGATTTGTTCTGGTGATTTATTTCCGATCAAGTTACGCACCACTCGCGCGAGATCCGCGGCGATGGATGCGATTTCTTCGCCATGCTCGAGTAGTTTATTCCGGCTTGAGATACCCGGTAATTTTTCTGAGATATTTTTTGCTTCCGCAAGATTTTTTGCTGTTTGCGAGCCTTGCAGCTCGATAGTTGAACGGCCCATTGCTACAGCAAGAGCCGTGCCGGATCCTTTTG